CTGCCGCTTCCGTTATCCACGACCGGAACCAATGCCAATCAGCAGCTTCCCCGGCTCTCAGAAGGTTTCATGATGCAGGAATTACTCGATTATGCGGCATCGTCGCAGGATGAAGTGTGCGGATTAATCCTTGATGGCGATCGGCTGTTCCGCTGTCGAAACGTGCACCCCGATCCAGGTAAGCATTTCCGCATCAGTGATGATGACTGGCTGGCGGCCGAGGAGGCTGGAGAGGTGACTGCGGTATTCCACTCTCACCCAATGAACAGCCCGGTTCTGTCCGGCGCCGACCGTAAATGCCAGGTTGCATCGGGCCTTCCATGGGTGCTGGCCTGTAACGGGAAAATCAGAACGTTCAGGCCGGTGGATTACTTTTTGGGGAGGCGGTTCGAGCACGGAGTGACTGATTGTTACACGCTATTCCGTGATGCGTATCACCTGTGTGGCATTGACCTCCCTGACTTCGAAAGGACGAATGGCTGGTGGCTGAGAGGGGAGAACCTTTATCTGAACAACATGTCGCGCAATGGCTTCAATCAGGTATCGCCGGGAGAAGCGCTGCCAGGTGACGTAATAATCAGGCAACCATTCCCCGGAGCTGACCCTTGCCACGCAATGATTCTGCTCGATGACAATATGGTTCTTCACCACGATTGCTCAGGGCATTTAAGCCGGAGAGAGCAAATGCGCCCGGCATACGTTAAGCAGATGCATTCCATATGGAGACATGAACAGTGCTCATCTTTAAATTTGCAGGGCATTTACGCCGACATTTCCGCAAAGTCGAGCTGAGCGTTGATACCCCTGCCCAGGGCATTCGTCTTTTGCTTGCTCAGAATCATGAGTTCAAAAAAGCATTCCTGAACGCCAGAGTAAGAATGCGAGTGGCGGGTGAGGATGTTGAAACGTCTTCGGTGCAGTGGCACATGGATCGGCGCCTGAAGGATGGCTCTGTAGTGCTGTTTGTCCCGGTGATTGAGGGGGCGGGACTTGAGACCAGTACGATAGTTCTCATTGCCTCACTGGTGCTGTCTGCCTCCTCGGTTGCTTACTCCATCTACATGTACCGGAACATGAAAAGCAAAACTTCAGCGGAAGCGGCCGAAACAAACACCCTCACGAATAACTCGTTTACCAGTGCAGAAAACAGGGTCGGACAGGGGCATCCTGTCCCCATACTCCTCGGCGAGATGGAGGTCGGCAGCAACGTAATAAGTCTCGGGATCGACACATCTAATAATTCCGACTGGGAAGAATCAATCAGCTAAGGTGGCGCTATGTCTTCAGGTGGCGGTAAAGCATCAACCCCAAAACTACTCGACGATAACCTCAAATCAAAACAATTCTATCGGGTACTGGATCTGATATCTGAGGGGCCAATCGCGGGCCCGGTGGATCAGGAGCACCTGTCTTCATTCAAGCTGAATAAGACGCCTATCACTGACTCGAACGGTAATGTCAACGTGAACGGCATTAGTGTTGCCTGGCGACCTGGATCGGAAACTCAGGAGCCAATCAACGGCTTCTCTGCAATCGAAGCGACGACCATTGTTAACACTGAGGTCACTTACGATACCCCGCTGGTTAGAACCGTGACAGATCAGGACGTGACCCGCGTTCGTTTTAACATCGGCGTCACCGGGCTCATGGAGCAGGACTCCAAGGG